TAATTTTTACCCCCTAATGCTGCCTGACCGCAGCCAGACCGCCGCGCCGCAAGGTTCGGCGGCCTTAGCCCTGCCCGCATCTGCGGGCTTTTTTATTGGAGAAAAGATGGCCGGTTCATTAGGACAATTAAATATTGAATTGTCTCTCAATCAAGTGCGCTTTCAACAGAATTTAGAACGGGCACAAAACAAAGCACGTCAGTTTTCATCACGAACAGTTCAATATTTGAATAATATCGAAAACGCAGCAAAGAATTTAAATCAATACTCAAGATTAAGTTTTTGGGGGAATCTTGCAGGTGGTCGCGTTGCTGAACTGAAAAGCATGGCAGATAGCTACACGGAAATTCAAAACCGTCTAAATCTTGTGGAAAGCGCGAGCATGAAAGCCAGTCGCGGTATGGCATCGGTGTTTGATATTGCCTTGCGCACAAATCAAAGTATCAATGCGACATCAACAGTTTATCAAAAATTCGCACAAAACGCCCAATCACTCAACATTAGCCAAGAACAAGTAGCAAGTTTAACGGAAACAGTATCAAAAGCGGTTGCAGTATCCGGTACAAGTGCCGCATCAGCTGAAGCTGCAATCACTCAATTTGGACAAGCATTAGGCAGTGGCGTATTGCGTGGCGATGAATTTAACTCCGTAATGGAACAAGCGCCAGGATTAGCACAAGCCCTAGCGCGTGGTTTAGGTGTTTCCACCGGTGAACTGCGCAATATGGCAAATGCAGGTAAGCTCACGATGGACGTATTGATTCCTGCGCTTGAAAAAGCAAAAGCCAGTGTAGATGCTCAGTTTAGCACGCGTGTTTTGACCATTTCCGCTGCACTTGAGAATTTGAACACTTCCGCAGTTAAAGTTGTAGGGGAATTAGATCAAATGACTGGCACAAGCAGTATTGTTGCAAATGCGATTGGTGGTGTAGCGGATCATTTAACAACACTTGCTTTTGCTGCAAGTTCGGTGGGTGCAGCGTTTGGCGTGAGCAAGATTCTTTCTTTTGTTTCAGCAAGCCAAGCCCAAGCAAAAGCCGCCTTAGATGCTGCAAGAGCTGAAATGGTAAGAGCTGCTGCCACCCGGCAAGAAGCGCAAGCAGAGATGCAATTAATTCAAATTAAGATCGCACATGCCAGAACGGAAGCAGAATTACTCTCCGCCAAACAACTTGCCGAAGCGCAAAGCAAGCGATTAACTACCGCCATTAATATGGAAACCGCAGCGCAAAAAAATCTTTCCGTTGCGCAAAAGACGGCAAGTATGGGAAGCCGAGCATTAGGTGCTGCACTTGGATTTGTTGGTGGACCTTGGGGGGCAATGGCAATCGCTGCCACAACAGCTGTTGGTGCTATTTACGAATATTCGCAGAAAACTGAACAGGCACGGCAAGATTCTCTCGCTTTTGCTGATTCTCTTAATGTAACAGCTGAATCATTCAAAACTATGACCGGCGATATGCTAGGTGGAATGAAAGCCAAGTTAGAGCAATCAATCGGCGTACAACGCGAAGAATTAGCAAAACTGCGCGAGGAATTAGCAAAGCTCGAACAACAAGCCTCAAATTCTAATCGCTTAATGAACGAGCAAGGATTAGCAAATAACAAAACAATCCTTGAGGGCTACAATAAGTTACTGCAAGAAGTCGCCATTAAGAAAGGCGAAGTGTCAGAAGCAAATCGAAAATTAGAAAAATCAGAACAAGATCTTGCGACGATTACCGGACAAGTACCTGTTGCTGAGCTTAATTCAAAATTAAAAGAGTTACTGCCTAGCCTTGATTTATCCAAGGTAAATATTGATAACGTAGGCTTCTCACTTGAAGATTTAAACCGAATTTTCCCAAGCGTAGAAAGTGGTACGGTATCCATTACTGGCGCAGTACAACAAATGGGCGCAATGGCTATTTTGGTAGCCGGTCAATTTGATGCACTCGGGCTCTCGGTACAAAACGCACTAAGCGACAAGGCACAAAAAATGATTGACCGCCAAAGTCGTCAAATTGCAATAAATCGAGCTAAAACGCCAGAAGAAGCGCGTCGATTACGCGCAGAAGATGCCGCGTTAAGTGCGGGATTTTCTAAAGGTACTGCAGATTATGATGCTGTGTTTGCCAATTCGCTTGAGCTTTATCAATCACAAGACATCAAGAAATCCCAAAGTAAAACTGGTAGGTCAAAAGGATCTAAAACCGACTACGTAAAACAATATACAGATCAAATTAGCGAGATGCAGAAGCGATTGGCGGAAGTTAAAGCTAATGCTCAAGATATCGCACTATTTGGTCAAACTAGCCAATACCAAGAGGTAAACAAACTCACCCAAGATATTGCGGCAAATGCTGAAAAATACGCACACTTTGGCATGGAGGGATTGGCAAAACTCAAAGATATGGCAGCACAGATTGATGCAGCGCAACAAGAAGTCGCAATTAATCAATTTGCTTTTGATAATTCAGAAAAGCTCAAAGCGATGGAGTTTGAGCTTACGCTTTTAGGCAAAACGCGCCAAGAGCAAGAGTTACTGCAATACAATCATCAGTTAGATTTGGAAGCGGCAAAACTTAAAATCGGCATGTCACAAGAAAACATTGCGAAACTCGATGAAGAAATTGCCAAGCTCAAAGAACGCCGTGTGGTTATTCAACAACAAACCGAAGATTCTCGCGGTAGCGCACTGCTCGGCTTTCAGCAAGGTATGCAGACTATTGAAGATCAGGTTTCAAATGTTTCGGGCAATATCAGCAATTTAACGGTGAGCGCTTTCGGCAATATGTCCGATGCCTTGACCGATTTTGTGATGACAGGCAAAGCTGATTTCGGTTCAATGGCAAAATCCATCATTAAAGACATCATTCAGATGACGGCAAAAATGCTGATTTTTCGTGCTATCTCCTCTGCTTTCGGTGGTTTTTCCGGTGGTGGATTAGTTGGTAATGCGCCGGTTGCTGGCGCAGGAAATGATTTATTTGGCATGTTTGATGTGGGTGGTTATACCGGTGACGGTGGCAAATACACGCCAGCCGGTATCGTCCATCGGGGCGAATACGTGATTACGAAAGAAGCCACTGCTCGTTTGGGCCGTGGCTTTTTAGATCACCTCAATTATGGTGGCGTGAGACGTGGATTTGCTAACGGTGGTGGCGTTGGTGTACCAAGTCTGCCTACTCTATCCTATCAACCTCAAAGTGCGGGCAAAATCTCCGTTAAAGTCATCAATAACGGTGAACCGATGGATGCCACAGTGAGCCAACAACAGCGAGACGGACAAATGGAAATCACCGTTGAATTAATGCGACAAATTGCTCAGCAAGAATCTGGCAAGATGTTGCAACAGAATATCATAGCTTACAAGAACGAAAGAAAAGTATTGCTAAACGTGAAAGCATAGATGCAATAGATAATTCACATATAGAAACCGTATCTGGCTCTAATATAGGTGGTAAAACAGTTAATATTAAAGCAAGCAATTCTATAGAAGGTAAGTCTGTAACTATCCTTGGTGAAGATAATGTTGAACTACAATCAGGTGGAGAAGTCAATATTGGGGCCGATAAACATATACTTGATAGCAATAGTAGCTATCATCATAAAAAGTCCGGATTACTTGGTGGTGCAGGGATAGGATTCTCTATAGGCAAAGAGCGAATTAATTCTGATGATAGTAAACATGAAGAGGTTACTGCTCGTAGCACTATTGCAAGTACAAATGGTAATATAAATATTAGGTCCAATGAAACTTTACAATTAACTAGTGGTAATATTGTGAGTAAGGATGGTGTAAACTTATCTGGCTCTAACGTCATTTTAGATGGAAATGTTGATAATACATCAGCGTCACATAATGAAAGCTATAAAAAATCTGGCCTTACAGTTTCACTTGGCGGTGCGGCTATTAATGCAGTTACAAATGGAACACGTACTATAAAACAAGCTGGCTCTCGTAATGATAAACGGTTGGCTGCATTAGAGCTAAATGAGGCACGTAAACAATTCCAAGATGGTTACTATGCTGTTGATGAAGCTCTAAAAGGTGAAAAAATTAGAAACTCCGAGACTGGTAAAGTAGAAAAAGTCGATGGAAAAGATAAACGTGGGGCTAAAAATATTGATAATGCTGTTAATTTATCAGTATCAATTGGTAGTACCTCTCAACATCAAAATCAATCAATAGATGTACATGAATATAATGGTGGTACAATTATTAGTGATGGAAGTGTAAATATTGAAGCTAATAATGCAACTAAATCAGGGGTTAATTTAGTAGGTCAAGATATATTAGCAAAAGAAGTAAACATAAATTCTGCTAGTGATATAAACTTGAGTGCAGGCAAAAATACTCTTCAAGCTAAAGATAATTATAAACATAGTGGCTGGAGTGTAGGGGCTAGTTTAAGCCTTACTTCAGGTAGTTTGTTAGGATTTGATGCAAGTGGAAACCTTGCTAAACAGAATGGAGTAACTGATCAAGTAACTTATAAACCAACATCAATTCGTGCTGTAGAGTTAGCACAAATTAAAGCAAAACGTGATACTGAGATTATTGGATCTAAAATTAGCGGAAGAGGTGTAACCGTAAATACTGGTAATAATCTTAATATTGAGAGTTTACAAAGTATAGATAATTTTAAAGAACATAGCAAATCTGCAGGTTTTTCAGTTTC